CCGGGCTTGAACTGTAGTTTCTGAAGCGGCATTTACAAACCTCATAATAGGTATTCACCAGTCTCGATCATGCTTGCGAGTTCATGGCTACGGCCTTTCACGTCCCGACTCCACTTGGAATCTAGGAATTCTTTTGCGGCCAATTTGTAGTCGGCAACTTCCATAGCTGCCAATGCGCGCTTGAAACCACGAAGTCTAGTGGCACCAAGGTTAAAGCTAATGTCAATCATAGCATCTTTTCGTACATCATCAAGGCTATTAAACCAAGGATATTCAGTACTTAGCTCTTTGATTACACGCTCAATGTCGTTCTCTAGCAGGTAATCTACTTCATCGTCAGATAGCCCAATACCGCCGTTGGGGTCTACATTTCGTCCTGCGCCTAAAGTCCAAAAACCGGCACTACACCGGTATATATGGGATTGCACACCCTCATGGCGCTTAAGCATTTCAAGTAGTCTTTCGGTCATAGCTGCTTTAGCACCAGTAATATTTTGGATAACGTGTACAGGTTATTCAGCGCTTTTGGTTACGCCGTCTTCGGCGTTTTCCTCTTCTACAATCTCGTCAATGCTATCGCATACATCGGGGACAATAACACCCGTAGTAAGGCTCAACGCACTGCGGCCTACCGCTCGGACACCTTTGTACATGCCAGAACAATAAACTTCTTTGTTTTCAATAACCTGCTCAACGGTAGTGCAGGAAGCCATCAGTAAAGCAATGCTAAATATCAACGCCAGTCTTGCCATTTTTCTGGTCCTCTAAGAATTTATCGAGTCGGGCTTTGTACCCGTCCATAAAGTGGTCTGCAATTCGGTCTTTCACGCCTCGGTCTTTCTTTCGGAGGTATTTAGATGGGTTGATGTAATCCACACCACCGTTTGAGAAATATAACATATCCTGCGACTTACTAGGCCCGTAGCACAAGCGGGGCACCCTAGCTACTGAGTCACTGCCGTTAACGACGGAAATCTGGTTGTCGAGCGTAAAAGGTTTCTTGAAACCCTTAAAAAACGTATTGGGTTTACCAAAAGTAATCAGGCTCAGATTGTCGTGTTTGCCGTTTAACTTGGCAGCAGACAGCTCTGCTAGTGCCCCACCCAGACTATGCCCGCAAATTAGGGTGCGCTTATTATAGTCTATATGCTCTTCAATTTCGTCCCATACCGATGCGTGAGCAGCCACAAACCCGCCATGGCAAAGCCGACCAACGTACGGTACGGGCACAGGGAGCAAGTTAAAAGCCCAGTCACCTACCTGCTGCGTACCACGGAATACTATGATGTCTATGGTCTTGCGCTTAACTACGTAGGCTGTAGTAGAGGTCAGGGCAGACTCGATCTTGATCGCATCTTTGTTCTTGTCGTTGTATGCCTTTATTGACCACGAGCAGGCCATGTTAAGCAGTACGGGGTCGAGTTTCATACACCACCTGCGTGAGCAGCAAGAAAGCCTACAGCCGAAGCAAGCACAACCCAGAAAATCTTTTCTACAAAACCGTTACCTATCTTCTCAGTAAGCGATTTAACATCAGTCTCGATGCTGCCTTGGCGGTTGAATATCGTAGTAATTTTCTCATCCACACGCGCTAGATTAAGTCTGGACTCCTCTAGCTTTTCTTCAATACGGTCTAACCGCTTAGGAGTAGTATCGGACACTGCGGCTTTCCTCTTTGCTGCTACAGGTTTCTTAGCTATTGCGCGTGGCATATCTTCACCTATCTAATTGGTCACCAGACTTACCATCCAGAATATTACACCCATAGTCGCCCCAGTCATTAGGAGAATCAGAGTACCGTCTATAATTAACCGTTTTTGCTTAGCCCGTGCTTCAGCAGCAGCGAGGCGTTGTGCGCGTATGGTGCGCCGTGTCTTCATCATCTCGTTATAGAAAGCTTCGCCCGGCCCGTACAACACGATGATTTCCCTAAGTTGAGCTTCCATATGCTGGGTCTTGTGCTTGGCCATCTGTATTTCTAAGGCTTGAGCCTCTACTGACGAGCCTCTCAGAAACTTAGGGCCGTACTGGTTTTCTTTCTCTATCTCTAGGATTTTCTCCTTAGAATCAAAGAACTTACCTATGTACTGGGCTGTATCCTCTATCTCACGTCCGGCATTTACTGCCTTGGCAACGAGGTTGTACGCTCTTGTCGCTCCTGCTATACAGGCACTTATCGTTACGGGGTCCATCAGTATGCCCTCACTGTTACGGGGTCTGCCACACGGGGCAAACAATATGCAGCGAGGGCCACGCCTCGGGGTTCGTAATTAAGGGTCCGTTCTACTTTCCCCCTGACAATAGCTGTAGCAAAAAAATTGCATCTATTGATGTCATAGAAATACATGTCCGAAGACTGTATCTGGCCGTTGACCAGAACATATAACAAAAATAGATGCGTCACTTGTCATACTCTACTTTGGCCGTATTATGGATATTTTGTTTTAAGTAGTCATAAAACTTCTATCATATGGGAATATATCTATAGGTCTAATACTCAAACATAAAGTATTGTTTTGCTTCCTATCCTTAGCTTCTATTATATCCGTAATAGAAAAAGTGCTTGTGCGTATTTTAGCAACAAGGGCTTCTGTGTTTTCAGACTCCTCTTGCATTGCTTTAGGTATTTTTCCCGCGTTTAACATACTTATTAGTTCTTTTAACATCCAATAAGTAGGTAAAAAACACGACGCACCATCTATAAATATATAACTATTTTCCGCCATCCTAGGTATTAAAGCGGTTAATGACCTTAGTACGTTATCGGGGGTATGGTTGTAATCCGAAAACACTAGGTCTAAAGCCTTGTCCGTATACTTCTTATTTACGTCTATTATTTCTTTGTGAAAATCAATATAAGGCGCTAAACCAAAATTATCTATTGCGCCTGTAATGTAATCTTTATATTCAAGTTCTTTGTATCTCGCTAGTTCGGGGCGAGTAATATTGGCAGGCCAATCGTAACCGTTATCTACAGTATATAATTTTCCACGCCCATTTTCTTTTAGCGCCTGCCCGCACCATAGCGCGGTTGCTCCTAACCCTGTTCCATACTCTACTAAGGTCTCTAACTTTTGCATTTTTATAAGAGAGTACACGTATATTGGAAAATCGTCGGTGCCGTAAATGTGCCCGATAGTGTCAGTAACTTCTTTCAGCGCATCCAAGCTCACAAATTACCGCCGATAAAATTAAAGTTTATAACTGCTCTATATTTTGCATCGGTAGTTGTTACCCCCGCGTGCAACATCGAACTAGGAAACACGACAAGCCTATTTGCAACCGACTCAACTTCCAAGTCCATTGTTTTTGTTTTGAGCAACGTCACTTTAGTTGTTTCAGCCTCCGCCTCCAAATCTGCCGTTTTCGTTTTAAACAATGTTTTTCCGTTGTTGGTATTTACGTAATAAACCGCTGTATATCCTTCGTCAAAATTAGCTATATCTGTGTGCCACTCATGCGTAACCGGTGCAGAACTACGCATTATTAGATTAGCTTTTACTCTTATAAGCGCTATTGGGTCTATAATTTTTACAAACGGAAGTATTAACGCGTTAAAAAAATCACTAGTAATTAGCGAATCTTTTAAAAATATATGAGTAAACTGATACTCATTGCTAATAGCATCTTCTTTCTCGTGTACTACACTTTGGTTATAGTACCAAGGGAAAGAATTCCCCATAAGCGTTTGTTTTATTTCAAGATATGCTGCTTGGGGTAAAAAATTGTCTATTATTTTTGGCTTTTTATTCATTAGCAACCAAAGGAAACTTAGAAATTAAATCTCTAGCTTCTTCATTACTTATATCTTGGGGAGCAACATCGTCTAAGCCGCTACCATTACGTATGGCATGTATGCAAACGAACAACACGTCAGTGTCTGACACGTTTTTAAAGCTATGTTTAACATTAGCCTTTGTAACTATAAGCGCGGGTGCCTGTATAGTTTTAGTAACTATTTCTCCCCCTTCTTCCCTAGACAATTCAACGGTACCTAAAGCCAACAAAGTTATATGGTCGTAAGTATGCGCGTGCGTGGTTGTAGAGTTTTGCGGTTCTAAGTGGTGCATTTTGGTAAGAACATTATCCACAATAGCCAATGTGCTACCTATAGCACCCCATTTGTCAATACTCATCGTACAACCTCTATTATGGTAGGCGCAGGAGGTAAAATAATATTGTCTGGGTCAAACACATAATTTTCTAATTTTGTTATCCTATCTTGCCATTGTTGTTGTCTAACCTCGTCTGTTTCTTGCGCTAAGGCGTCTCTGGAAACCGCTAATTCTATGGAAACGGTTTCCATAACAAATGGCTCAAGTTCTAACAGTCTTGCTGCTTTTTCTTCTGCCGTCATAGGTCTGATAGAGCGTACTACTTTCCATGCCCCATCGACTAAAAGTATTGAAGGCTCTTCTTCTATTTGAAACCAACCTAACCCGCGTGTATTAGTAGTCGTAGCAGAAGCATCTAAAGGTTGATATACACAATCCGGAGCAGCCAAATCTAATTCTGGAAAACATAGGCGTAAGTTGTCTTCTTGGTACACTCCTGAAGCTACCCCGTCCGTAATTTTAGTATAAAATTTCATATCTAATCTCACTGATCTGCGGTATTGGTTGATGGGTAAGACCTGCTAGGACCCCACATTATCCGTATTGCGCCATTACCACCTGAACCTGCGTCGCCGGGATAGGGGTCATAGTCGTAACCCGCTCCTCCTCCGCCACCGCCACCACCATAAGCGCCGCCATCACCACCAACAAATGTGGATAAAGCGCCGCCGTTACCACCACCAGAACCGCCGCCTCCGGGCTGGTACGCCGCGCCGCCAGAACCACTAGACCCCGCACCTAATAAACCTACACCGCCGCCACCTGCACCTGTGCGAGTAGCGTAGGGTGATGAACCTCCCGCACCGCCGCCTGCGCCGCCAGAACCACTAGACCCCGCTGTGTTTTGACCACCACCATTACCGCCACTACCGCTATAACCCCCAGCTCCCGCACCCGCACCAGTTCCATTAGAGCCTCCGTTACCTCCACTATTAGCTGTACCGCCAGAACAATAAGTTGAAGAGCCACCGGTGCTACTGTAACCGGCCTTGCTGCCCCCCTCGGCGAATATACCGTTAAAATAAGTTCCTCGGAAGTCATATCCCCTAGGACCATTATAAGCAAAGTTAACAGTCGTGGTACTGCCGGGTGTTACAGACACACTGTTTGCATATACAGTAGCCGCACCGCCGCCACCTATTCCCGGTGTTACATTATTACCAATACTGTATGTGTAACCACCCCTTCCTACTACCATTACCGAGACGCTGCTTACCGCAGGGGGTACTACCCAGTTTTGGGTCCCGCCGGTACCGTTAAGTACAACTTGTCCGGGCACTAGAGCAGTAGCGTTACTATTTGCCGGGTCTGAAGTTCCTGCGACATTAGTAGCCCTAACTTGACACCGGAGAAGATAACCCGCGTCGCCGCTAGTAACCGTATATGTTGAACTGGTTGCGCCGCTTATGTTTGAATAGGAAGCCCCTGCACCACGTTGCCATTGATAGCTGTAGCTATCCACCACCCCTACCCAAGTTCCTGTAGTAGAAGATAATGTTTGCCCGCTTTGCGCCGTACCAGACACTACGGGGGCAACGGAATTCACAGGTAGGGGAAGGGCGCCGCCACTACCTAGTACCATTAAAGTGATCCCAGACATACTTTATACCTACGCTAAATTACCAGTAATAACAGCCACTGTACCACTTATAAACAACACCGTAGCTACCCCTCGGGTGTCCAAACTAGCACTAGAAATATCTGTGTCCGTCCCTGCTTTGTAGCAAGTAGTAATGGAGCAAGTAATAGTAACGCTACCGGTGGTGTTATTAAAAATGCTTACTACATCACCTTCGGAAAAAGTTGCATCTGGTATAGTAATACTACCGCCAGAACCCACTTGAACATATTTCCCAACATCGGCGGTTTGTAGAGTGTATGAGGTTGTTTTAGTGCCTACTGCGGGTACGTCTCTATAGCCAACACTGCTAGTACCATCTGCCGTACAGTTGCTAAGGTTGCCTGATGTAGGAGTACCTAGAACCGGAGTAACTAGGGTGGGGCTAGTGCTTAAAACAACACTTCCACTTCCTGTGGACGAAGTAACCCCTGTACCGCCCCTAGCGACAGCAAGAGTACCAGAGGAGATATTTCCAGCATTAAGCGATGTTAGAGACGCTCCTGATCCAGAAAAATCAGTAGCCGCTGCGGTGCCTGTGACATCTATGCCTGTAGCGGTTGTGGCGAGTTTTATTCCTCCTGCGTACCGAAGCTGTGCTGCACCCCCATCAAAAAATTTTGCAATATCGTTATTACTGCTGTCTTTTATAACAACATCTGCACCTTTAAGAATTAAACTTCCAGTAGCAGTGTCTTCTACATAACTATGCGTTCCATCATGATAAATCTGTAGGTCAGACCCAGCCCCAAAAACAGCTTTGTCGCTATCCCCAAAGTTCATATCCGCAGTAGTCGTAAGCCCCGCAAAAGTTGGGTTAGTAGACAGAACAACCGAGCCAGTACCGGTAGATGAAGTTACGCCTGTACCGCCGTTAGCTACAGCAAGAGTGCCTGCAAGAGTAATAGTACCTGAACTAGTAACCGGTCCGCCTGAAGTTGTAAGCCCTGTAGTACCACCAGAGACATCAACGCTTGTTACCGTACCACCAACTTCAGTAGGGTTAGCATTAAGTACTGCTGCACCCGCGCCCGCACCGTCTGTGACGACCATAACTTTAGAGCCGTTGGCTACATCAACCGTAGCACCTGAACCCTGCTTGATCGTAATAGTTTGACCGCCGGTAGTAGCGTTCTCAATGATCCACGTCTTAGATACCGTGTTTGGCCCAAGCGTAATTTCACGAGTTGCGGTTAGCGATACTGCCGAAGTAAATTTCAGGTACAGAGAGCGCGTGGCATCTGCTGTAGCGTCAGGCATGGTGAAGGTTTCGTTGGCGTCTGCCGCCATTTCCTTCGTGCCGTAGCTAAAACCGTCTGTAATCAGCTCAAGGTTAGTGTTAGTACTGGTGCCCCAAGTACCGTCCTCATCACCAGTGGTGATTTCTTTGAGCCGGAGGTTGTTTACATAAGTAGCCATTTGGTTTCTCCAGTATCTACACTAACGTACTGCCACCAGCGGGCGGCACGCTTGTCGCGTAAATCTTTGTATTCTGACGTAAGTTTAGGGCTTGCCCGCAATCAGAGCAAGTGTCTGCGGCTAATTCAGCCTCATTAAGATCGTATCCGCAATGTGCGCATACCACTTCAACTTCATGCTTGGGGTCTATTGCATCGCCCAGTTGTACTGCATCTTTTACTATTTTCATGCTGCTATATCCGTCCAATTTGGTGTTTGACTGTCGTCTACGTCTACCCAGCCTGCATTCTGATTCGGTACAATTTCGCCCCAGACCAGTACGTTGTTAGTAAATCCTGTGGCTTGCAGTCCGGTTACATTTACTATGGCGTCCGCAGTTTCAGTGGTTTCGCCTAACGCTGTAGTGCCCTGAACGCCTGTTACGTTGACATTCTGTTGGAGCAGGACCGTGATATTGCCCAGTGTAGCGGTGGCTTCTAAGCCTGTAGCATCGAGTGAGGAATCCCCAATTATCTCTACATTGCCCGCTGTGGCTGTGGCGGCTACACCTGTAACACTAACAATTACGTTGCCTTGTACTCCAGCAGTGCCTAGCGCCGTTGTACCTTGAACACCTGTAACCGCAACAATAGCGTCAGCTTCTACTAGTGGGGTTCCAATCTCGCCTGTAGCTGCATTGCCGAGAGCTTCTATCGCTCCATCGCCATTAACTGCAATATTGCCAAGGGCTGTGGTAGCTTCAACCCCTACAGGGAATACACCAACACCTTCGCCTACAGTGACCGAACCTACTGCACCTATAGCAGCAAGACCTAGAGATTCACCCCAAGCCGCTTGCCCCCAGACTCCACGCCCCCAACCACCTAGATAAACCGTGGCATCCCAGATCGTGTATCCCGTCTCACCTGTAGCACTAAGCCCAGTAACCAAGACGTTTGCATCTACTTGAGCAACGGCGGTGCCTAGAGCCGTAGTAGCTTCAACACCCGTAAGGGTGACAACTGCATTACCTACAACACCTACTGTCCCTATAGCACCAGTACCGATTGGCAGAGCATTACCTTCGCCCCACGAATCTGTACCCCAAGAGCTGTATCCCCAACCGGAGAGTGGGACCGTAACGTCAGTCATAGCACCCTACTCTTAGGCGATACGGATAATCGCGTTGCTCGCATCAGCGGCAGGGAACACAATAGTGAAGTCACCCGCAGTAGAGGTCTTGTCCGCACCGAAGTCCAGAACTGCAACAGCAGGGTTAGTGCCGCCATCAGCCAAGTAAATCAAAGCGCCACGAGCAGTAATAGTCGCTGTAGACCATGTAGTATCCGCAAAGTCTAAGAACGCTGTAGTGCCGGTAGACGTTGGGACCTGCGAAATAGTCAGTGTATTTCCGCCAGCTACATAACCTGTGCCTGAAACTTCGTTAGTTGCGCTGTATGCCGTAGTAGTCGCATCCAGAGTAGCTGCTGAAGTAAACAGAGCGATTTTAAATACTTGTGATGTGCCGCTGCTAAAGTCGAAAGTGCCATCAAGCACGCCAACTTTGAACGATGTAACCATAGCTTGTGTGATAGCCATTTCTCTTTCCTCTTAAATTAACGCGGTTCAATCCTGACCTGACCGGAGCGGTACATGTCTTCCCGCATCTTGCCATCGCCTAGGTTCTTTAATAACGCCATAGCGTCGATATACATCTTCTGGTACAGAGCCACCATATCCGGCTCACCCTTGATAAAGCGAATGGCCTCAACCAAAGCGCCGTTGAGTAACGCAGAATCAAACTCATCGCCTAACCATGTAGTACCGGCAGTGACAATAGACTCGGGGTAGTATCCGTAATGCAGCTCCACTTGGTAGCTAGCGTCCGGTGTTGGGCCTATGATAAACGCTGTATCGTCAAAAACGCCGTAATGTTTGGGTGCGCCAGTATCCGTTGGGCCGGGATACGCTTCTCGTATGAAGTTAACGTCTTTGTTCAGCAAGTAGGAATAGTTCCCATCACCGTCAATAACCGCTAAAGAGAACGGATACAAGAAGTCCGTAGGATACACCAAGTACTTGTTTCCAGAGGTCAAGTTGCCCGTCTGGTTACGACGCAAAGCAGGAATCTGAACAGTGTTATATATCTTCTGCTCGGCCTGCTGCGTGAACATAGCTAGCTGGTCATCGGTAAACGACTGCTCGCAAATGTCCTCAATATTGGTTTTAAGCTCGGTGTAATTCACCTGCTACTCCTTAAGCCATTGGGCCTCGGGCCATAGTACCTTTGGTTGCCGCACCGACACCGCGAACTTTAACACCGCTAGTCTTCATATCTTTAGGCGGTTGGTTGCAGCAATCAGCGACGCTGTACTTTACTGGCTCGTTAGGAAACTCAATTACCTTCGGAGCTTTTACGTTTGATCGTGACTTCATTTTCATTTCTGTCTCCTAGCTCGTAGTTACTGTTACGGTCCCTACGGCGCCTCTTCCTTCCAAATTGTCTGGCGTAAGTCCAAAAGGATCGTTTAGTCCTACTGGGTCCCATCCCCATTGAATATCCCTACTAGCTACCAATTCCGCTGAATCTGGTCTGGGGTCCCGTAGCGCCTGTGGGTCTTCTACTGGGAATTCCCCTAGTCTGTTCTGGGGTTGGTCTGGGTTCCAACACTCGGGGCATGCCTTGATGTTGGTCCTATTGCCCTTGATGACTAACTCTTTGAGTTCCCTAAGTTTATACTGAAACCCGCAAACATCACAGATGGCAATCGCTTTTTGGCCTGACGCATACTTGTAGCTCATGCCTACCTCACGCCATAAATACGGGGCACTAAACTAAGCGCCGCCTTTTCCCTATCCTCACCTGCCGCTAGCTCAAACTGTCGCTCGTACTCTGTCTGTAACATGGGAATACGGGGCATTAAATCTGGGTCTTTCTGCGCTATATAATACGCAAGCCCTGCAACAAGGCAGGGGAGGAAACGGAAGTTAATATCTGCGGTCTGAACACCGCTACCCGCGTCCTCAATACGGCGCATGCGCCAGTACTTCAAAACATAATAGGGCGACGCTAACGTCCCCTGATCCGGCACAGGCCATACAGTTACCGAAGGATTAACTTGCCCACGATCTACATAAAGCTGTATTGGGCGACCCTGTGAGAGCTTGTTAGGAATACTGGAGTAGGTAGAGACGCTGATACGCGTGATGTTCAGGTCAGACTGGGTAGTTATATTCCCGTCCCCTGTGCGCACTACGTGCTCTAGTAAGTCTATAGTGTCGGCTGGCAGGTCGTATGTGGCAGTGCCTTGAGCAAGGTTTAATGTACCCTCCTCGATAGTCCACATGTTAATGCCGCGATTCTGCCACTCAATAGTAAGCAGGTTCATAGATCGCCGCGCTGTGCGCAGGTCGTATCCAGATCGCATTTCCCTACCGGCACGTTCCCACGCTTCTTCCGCAATCTCGGTGAAGTCTAGGTTAAACGCTGTAGTGCCAGAAGTTGCCATTATTTCTTCCTTTTCAAAGGCTTAACCCGTTTGGGTTTTCCTGCCGGTTGCCCTAAGCGCTTTTTCTGCGCTACTCGGGACTTCTTTTCTGCCGCTGTCATTTCACCAGAGGTCTTAGGCGTTTTACTGGAGACACGCTTGGTTGGTCTACAGTACGGGGTTCCCCGCTTCTCGCCCTCTTTGCGGCCACAGGCTTTGCCTGTACGGACATCTTTCCAGTCTTCTTTGAACCAACGCTTTAGCGCGGCTCCTTTTTCTGTCTTACGAACGGCCACTGGCTTTCTTCTTCCGGCATTTGGCTATAGCACCCGAGGCATACGCAGAAGGGAAGACTTTGTACGATGCCTTCACCTTGCGGTAACAGTCGTCTTTGACCGTACCGCCTTTCTTAAACGTAATGGGCTTCATTTTGCCCATGCCCCGGCACTTCATCATACCATGCGACCTTTAGTGCGGCCTCGGATAGCGCAGCCGTCACCTACACACCCGCCAGCGGCCATTTTGTTCATCTTGCGCTCTTCCATAGCCTTTTCGGTGTCAATGCGGTAAATCTCATCATCGAGGTTACGCATAGTCTTTTTGGCTTTAGTCATTCCGCCCATGTTCATTCTCTTAGTTCCGCAACCAGCCATACCGCCACTCCTGAACTTACGGCCTTTATCGGCCTCAACGTAATCTTCCCCCACGCTTTGTGGGATTCCTACCTTCTTGGCAAACTT